TAGTAGTATGCTCCGGAAAAAGAGCACTGCTTAAAGAAACTAAAATGGCAAGATTAATAAAATGATGAAGAAGAATCCTTAGGAAACAACCTTCTTAATAATATATCGACATAATGGAAAGAAAATAAAGAATCAGGGAGCACATCCTCTGGCTGCAAATTGCGATTTTCAACATAACGATGAGCTTCCTCATCAATCTCTTCAAATCTACCAGAAATACACTCACCCCAACCCTTGACAACACTCTCAAACTCTGTTAGGTCATAAGGATTTAATAGAGACAAAGGTATCTTGTTGAATTCAAATGTTTTTGACATATATCTTGTCATCAATATGATCCCAACAGGGTTGTATACTTTATCAATAGCTAGTCCCTTTGACACCCAACTTTTTATAAGGCGAATTGGGTCAAGAATTCTGATTACTCCGCGAATCTTCTTTATATCAGTATCTTCTGTTTGAATAAGGAGGTCACCAGTATAAGCTGATTCATCCTGCAAGAAGTGTTCTATATCTTCTTCTAAATTGACATCTTCAAAATCAATGTCATCCAAATCTATTGTATAACTTTCTTGGTCATCAATCCCATCTTCTGAAACTATACTCATTTCTTCTGACCAATTTCTACTCGATAGTGTAGTGACTGTTGTATAACCTTCTGAAGTATCTTCTATTCCGTCTAAATTTAATGTGTTTTTTGGGTTTATATTCTGTAATAGTTCATTGAACATAAATAAATCAACAGATATCTTTGCTTTGTTCATGATTAAAGAATATGCTGCAGGTGGAATAGCTGCTGGCAAACCTTTCATAAAATTTTCTAAAAGGCCAGAACTAATGATTGGGTTTAAAAATAACTTGTTATTCTGTAGGCGGAACCACACATTTCCTACTGCAGTAACTGCCTGATATCTAACATCCTTCAAACTATGGTATGCATGTGCAAGTAAAAAACGTGGGCTGTCTTCATCAAATTGAGCTATTGCCCTAAACCCATTAGCTTGTGTGGTTATCAGAAATTCTTTATTTACTGTATTCTTTGTTCTTAAACCTGTCCTCAGTGCACAATTTTTATATACAATACAAGGGACATTTGGCTTTCCCCATTCAAAGCCACTCTCTGTCTTAAACAACACTAGACTCCTTGTGGATGTCACATGTTCTGTTTTAAATCTCATACCACATCTCAGTAATTCTTTTGTAACTTCCTCCATCATAATTTTTAATACATGTTTCTGTGTAACTGATGTTTCTAGGATGTACTCTTGTTTATCCCAGAAAATTTCTAGCCTTGCACAGTCTAAACCAAAATTGAATGTCACTCTTAAATCACCTTCATAAATTTTCTTTTCCTCATTATAATTTTGGACACAGTATGCATCATACTGTTTTCCTGAATATGCTCTTCTATTTGCCTGGGTTTGCAATAAGCTCTTCACTCCTAAAACGTCATACAGTAACAAACCTAAACACTGTATTTCTGGTTCTACTGGGACTACACCCTTTTGCCTAAATCTGTTTATCCAATCCATCAATGTTTGCTTTTCAAAAAAAAGTGCTTGTAACCATTCAATGACATTCTGTTCATTAGCTTTACACCACCTCCACACTTCAATGCATAATCTTGATGCTGCTAGGTCAACCTGAAAGCCCACATTATCCTTAGCTGCATACAATGAAGTAGCTTTCAATACTTCTTTTTTAGGCTGCACTTTTATTGTTTTAACTAAAGACATTGATTTAACCCAGTAACTACAAATTGATTCTGCAGTTCCTTCTACATTTCCTTGTACTATTACAACCCTTGATTTTCCTGCTTTATACAGTAATGGTGCAATCCGTTTTAGTACTTCTGGTATTCCTATATCCAGACCTAATTCTCTATAAACACCCTCTTTCATAGTTTGTAGATCTGCTGACAATGAATCTGGAAAGATGGCAGTGTCCAACACATCACTAATTTCTTCAACTGTTTGTGCATATTTATATCCAATAACTGCAGTTATTGGGTTTTGGATCTCTTGGTCTCTCTCTCTCACTGTAAAGGTTCTAGCCACTTTTGACCTATGTATTTGCCTTGATGTTACAACTTCACATCTAACTTCATTTAAAAAATCTTTCCATGCATATTCCTTTGAGAAAGTACAGTTTACTAGTGTTTGAAACAGATCCATATCATCCTTTGTTGGATTATAAGTTGATGCAAAACTGTCAGCTGCTGCTAAGACTTCTCTAAATGTAACCCACTGCCCTTCTAACCGACATACTTTCATGTGCTGTTTTGCTTGCATTCTGAACCTTAATTGTAAGGGTGACTGCATAGTCATGGCTGTTACAATACTAGGGTCATTAAGCTTTCTTACTAGATATACTAGTAAATTGTCTCTTGACCTAGGTATTATGTAATCATAGGCTGGATGTTGAGACGTCCAGTTTTGTATGTAAGTCTGAGAGAATTGATCATAAAACTCAAATTTTGATTTAGGTGTAAAGACCTTCCATTGCACTTTCCCAATGAAGCTGAATTCACCCAGTTTTTCATGCTGAAATACTTCATTGCTAAGCCCCATTAAAAATTTAAAAAGACCTAGTACATATCTATCATTATCTCGTTTTGTGTGTAAAAAGGATTGATATGATTTTTTTAAAATATTTTTATCAGCCATTCCTATACCTGCTGTTGCTAATTCCATAATAGACATTGATCCATCACCTCCTAAAGGAATTGGTACTTGATTCCTAGGAACTTTCAAGTATGAAGTTGGGTTATTAACCATACCTACAGCTGTTCCATATAACCTTTCAACTTTACTTGTGCACAAAACTATTGCAAGTTGAGCAAGCTGAGGTGATGCCCCTAAATCCATCGCCTTCACACACCGACTTTGAGCTGCTGCTAAATCATCGAAAAAACCTAATCCTGGAAGATCTGATAGTGAACCTAATAAGATCTTAATAAATGGAATAGAGACGGCACAGCCTTCAAAAAATGTTGATAGAAATTCAGCATTGGTTGGTGAAACTGTTGTCTTTTTTGGTGAGACACGAATAGATCCCATCAATAGTATATACTCATGCAAATTAAACATACTTTTCCACATTTCATTATTAACAGAATGCCAGTGGAGTCCTCCTGCTTGTATTTGTTGCGACACATACTTGAACCATGCACTACCATCATCTAAAGGCTCTAAGTAACCATAGATAAATAGCGCATCATCTGAATGGTGTGCAAACTCAAAAAAACAATCAAGGTCTGGAAACAATTTTTGCCACACATGCTTAAATAATAATGATACTGCAACTCCAAATAAAGATGAACACTTGTTCAAGTTCCCTTGTAACCAATTACCTCTTATCTTACTAGATGCTTTGCTTTCAAAAAACTCTAAGAAACCTTTCACATTATCTGATAGGACATCCATATCGTCTATGTATCTATGGAGTTTTCTAGACATATAGAACTCTGTTTCATAAATATTCCTTAGAGCATCCACAACACAGTTTTTTAACCTATCATCTGTCAATCCATCATATAATGCTTGTGTGAAACAACGGAATTTTGCTGAGTTATCACCTGGGGACCATTTTGTGGCATCAGCACTTACATACATTAACTTTCTTTTCAACTTAATGGTGTCTCCATTTGCCTGAATGATTTCACTTTCACCTGATGCCCACCTCAGTGCTTTTTCTAGTGCAGTCTGGATATTAAGAATTTTCCTTTCACCTCCATAAGATATATATTCTTCTGGTACAACCTTGGCTATGGCATCATAATAATCTTCTATAATCTCTAGTCTCACCCTTGTAGGGAGAGTTGTTATAAAGAAACCTCTATCTGCTTCTGTCCGTTGGTATTTTCGGACAATTCTAGCCTGGGCTGGTTGATCTTTTGTTTGCTCATAAAGATCAATCAATGTAGGATTAATTTGTGAGTTATTCAAGTAACGAATGGCTTCAATTAGTGTAACACTTGATGCTAGATGACCATCTTCCTGGAGACTTCCTGACATTCCTTTTAGACTAATATTTCTTGTTTGACTGAAATATGGCTTGTCCCAGTGTTTATTTAAGATGTTTGTGGCTAACACTTGGGACTTAGCATGTAAATAGCTATTAAGTTCCTGAGCAGCTAGCTCAACAACTTCCTGACAATATAATTGCTGTTCTACTTTTATCAGCCCGCCGATTTCTGCAATATTGTAGCCATTTTCTAACTTTGATTTTCCGAACTTCTTTTCTTTCTCTACAAATTTGTTAGCCCACTCTACTGTTTCTAAATGGATTTTTGCTTCTTCCGTCAGATTACCATGCAGTCCTTTTTCAAAAAGGAAAAAACATGTAGTTGCTTCTGATATCAGACTCCTGTAATGTTTATAAACTACTCTTGCCATCAATGATGGGTATACCCCACTTGCACCAACACTAGACTGATCTACTGTAAGGCCTAAGAGTCTAACTTTCGAATAGAATCTCACTTTATTGTTTTGTGCAAGGCTAATTAACAAAGACTTAACTATATTGTATATGTATACTTCTAAGCAGGTTTTAAAGGGCCTCTCAAAAAACTTCTCTATTAACAATTCAAACCCAGAATATAATGCTGTAACTGATGGGATGAGATATCTTAAGTTGTCAAATATTGCACACAATTTCATTTTCTGACATACACTTAACAAAAAATGAAATGCATATACTGATCTAATTGCATGTTGGAGAGGAAAGTGGCCCTGATCTTCAGTATAATATTGGAACCATGTTGCGGTAGCAAGAAGTGCCTTTTCAAATGATATATTTAGGGCCAATAATCGGTTTAAATCAAGACTTATTACTTTTGTCACATACCAAGTTACACCATCAATATCTAAAGAAGAATCTAAGTTTTCTTCATCAACAAGCCCTATTCCTTTTTTAAAGACAATAATATAACGGATATATGACCCTACTACTTCTAGTGACTTTGATGGCAATATAAATAAAATTACACCACCATGGTCATATGCATGAATTGACCAATATTTTTGATCTTTTAAGCCCAAGAATGAACAATTAAATCTTTCAGTGATATCTCTTATTAAATGACCGATATGCCAAGCAACTGTTTTCCGGATAATTGTTAACAGAAACTTTCCCATTTCATTCTCATAAAACTTTGATAATAGATTATCCACACCTGTGGTTTTTGCAGGTGCAGCAAGTCTGGTATTAGTTTCTCCTATGTTCATCTCAAGTTGTGATAAAATAGATTCAATGTTTCTTGAGCATTCATTTATCTGTAGCTGGCTTGAAATATCTATACTATCGATTACTGTACCGAATACCCCTTTATGATCACCTTTTTTTCCTACTTTCTCTAATAGTGATTTTGATTGTACTGAAAGTGACGACATATTCAATTTAAATGTCCCTGGTTCTTTTATATTTTTTGTGCTATTAAAGTGTGATTTTGAGCTGTAAAAATTCATGATATCATCTCGGTCTAAATTTACATACCTATGTGCCATATCCACTACTAGGTATTGCGTTGGTGTCAGTGGTTCTAGTTTTAAAACCTCAAGGAGTCCAATCCGCGTATCACATTGATCAGAGGCTATTGTTGACTCGAGCACAGGTCCTTGAATTGTGCACTGTATAAGAAGAAAGTTCCTTGGTTTTTTTGAGGAATTATATTTATGCATGTGTTGTGATTCATATTTCTGAAATGTACTATATACAGACATGCCTTTGACTTCCTTAAACACAAAGTCATGCTCTGTTGTTAACCATTCTCTACAGTGGTTAACCAAATTATCAATATTAGGGTGGTACAACATCTGAGGCCTGTAATTTGGTATATGAAATGTTCTCGTTTTTGATACATTCACATGAAATTTTAAATTAAACATTGCTTCTAGTGTCGGTCTTTCATCTATCTTTATCAGATGTTCACGCACAAATGTAATGTCTGCTTGCACTAGACGCATGTTCTGCACTACTCCAGGGTTCCTCTGACTAGGCCATTGTGTTGAGATATTAGACCCATCAGTTTTGACTGCCACAACATCGAATTTTATCTTATAGTTTTCTTTTATATTACCTCTCTTTGTCTCTTGAGCTAACAATTGCTCTATGAATTCTAAACCTGGTAAGTATTTTTGTTTCTTTTCTCTAATTCCACGAGCTATGTCTGTTGTAACTGTAACTTCTATAAACTCAATCAAATTTGCTGTAATTTTATAGTTGTCTGGGGTCATCTTAAAAAAACTCTTCAATATTTGTCCACTTGGACTACCTGGTATTATTTTCTTTTCCATGGAGTTTAATGTCTCATTAGGAATGCCTGCCATCAAGAGCACTTGTGATATGGGACATTCTCTGTCTTTATTGTCTGACCAATCATGCTTTATCATCTGATCTACTAAATCATGTCTAACTGCATAAAGCCTATCTAGCAAATCAAGACATTCTACTGCTGAAACCTCTCCTGGTATTTTATCTTTAATTATTTGATGTATTTCCCTATACCTATCCATTTTTTTTGATTGATCTTTCTCTATCTCGGAAGTCCTACTACTA